CATGGTTGTCATGACCCGTAAGGGTTAGTGGTCGGTAGAAAGCGCATTACGCGCATTACTCCAGACCTCTCCAAGAGGAGAAAATGGTTTTAGTAAAGGGGGGGCTCCAACGAAATACCCAAGCTGAAAGTCATCAGCAGCCCTCTTATAAATAAGAGTGCTAGCCTCTGTGGTGCCAGAGGAAACTGAAAACAAAAGATTGGATGTCTCGGAGAAACCAAAAGGAGTCTGAGCAGCAACAAGGTTGCGTGAAAAATTATTATAGTACGGATACTTAATGTGTAGTGCTGTACGACCCTCAGTGATAATAGGTACTGCTGTATTATCATTTGGGTTAAACCGGGTAGCAGTCAAAGCAATATCATTACCAATAGGAATAGCATCAATCATAAAGCCTCCACGCGCAAACCGATACCAACCAGAGAAATAGTTGATGTATGATGAATCAATACCGGTAATTCCTGTCTTCGGGGTTCCAGTAGCTGGGACCAGGCTGGGATAGTTGAGTGCAATACTCGGTTGATATTGGCCAGATCCTGTTTGGGTGTAATCGAGACAAGCTCGAGATATCATCTGCTTAACAGAATTAATCTTTTCACCAATAGCATACATGGAAACGGTAGTATCTTTCTCAACTGCGTAAGGCTCAAAAGGACCCGCTTGTGCAAAAAAGTCAGGGTTGAGATTAGCAATTGGATTGATAGCAGTAGAAGGGACAGCGAATTCCAGATCAGGCATACCTGCAACTTCAACAATGAAAGGTACAGTCTGTGCGACAGTAGGAGGACCAGCAAGAGGTTCAATAACACAAATAAAGAAGTTACCGTAAAAATAATCTGCATCAAGATAGCCAAAAGGAGAAAGGAAAGGACACTCAAACTCCATAATGTTACCTTCACGCAGATCCCATACAACAGACTTATACTGCATATCAAGTGGGTTAGCAGGAACGAGAGGTTTATTGACATTATTGGGATAATTTGGGATATAACCAAGAACAAGACGTCCCGTATGAAACTTAGTCTTACTAATCTTAACCCTAAACTTCAAACCTCCACGATATTTTTCAAATACATTCTGCAATGCACATACCGGGGAAGGCCAAAAAGACTGGCCGGAAGTAACAGTAAAACCAAAGTTGTCAGAACCGGGCTGAAAATAAAGATCTCTAGGCCTCAAAGCACACTGATAAATGTAACTAGAGGTAATGTCTGTAGTGGAAAAACTGGGCTGAGCAATAACTGCATAGGTACTCTTCACATAATCAAAGGACATCTCATCGACATCTGTGCCCGCAAAACCTGATAGAGGAGCAACAGCATTATCCGCAAACATACCAACCCCATTACCACCATCGGAACCATCAGAATTAAACTGATAGGTATTATAAGTATTCAACATCTTATTAAGCGGAGTTGTAATCAATGGTTTAGACCAACCCAGGGAAGCTGCAACCCTAGCAGTTTCCCTGAGCATCCAAGAAGTGGTCCCAGAATAAGAAGAAATCAATGGAACCTTGGTACCGAGCCAAGTTGCAAACTTTGCCCCAGCAGCAAGGACGTTGCTGAGATTACCAGGGATAGCATCCTGCTCCATAGCAGCGGTATCCCGTTTATTAGACTGGAACTTGCCAGCCTGAGGCTGAACATTCAAATTACCAGGACAAGCGCCAATCAATTCAAAGTCCTCAACCCACCTCCAAACAGCAATAGAAGGCGCAATACCACCACTACCAAGAGCGATAGGTGTCATAGCAAAAAGGGTAACTAATCCAATATCAGTACCACCAGCACCTGCGGTAGTGGAGACTGTGAAATAATTGAGAGGGTGTATAAAAGGAACCTTAAGAATCGCACTAGTCGACTCGCAGATATCCATCTCAACACCAGGAAGTTGTGAAATTGGCGTAATAGCCTCACCTCGAGACCATGCAGTTTGGTCTCCCCAGCAGGGGTCAAGAGCTAGTCGAACCCTACCAGCCTGAAATGGATTAGAAATAGCCTGAATGCGATAACAGACAGTACCACGCCAACCAAATGCGCCAAAAACACGCTCAAAATTTGTAAGATTGGAATTTAGGAGAGCGTTAGTCATATCATAAGATGACATAACGCCTCTAGAAGTCTGATTATAAGTCACAGTATCAATCAATCTAGGTCGACTAAAGTATTCACGAATATCCATAACAGTCTTTTCATCAATATAATGTTCAGGTAATGGCATAAATCCAGAGCGAATATCAACCTGATCACATGCCTCATTGGCAAATGACGTAAGGTTGGTTACCTCACTGGAAACAGGCACACCAATACCATCGACGTTGTCACAATTCTTAGCCTGATCAGCTAGTTGCGTATCATGTTGGGGATTATTTTCTGTAGTTGGAGGAAGTCAATATCTTACTCAAAAGTGCAGACTCAAGCACTAAAGAGGCACCCACGGTGTCTGGATCTCAAGGTCATCCTGACTAGTAAAACTAAAAAGCTAACCTATTCTGGCAACCCTCCTGTCCACAAGCAAACTTTAACGTGGGGTGTTTGATGTCTGCTCGTGCGTATATAAGGTTCCAGTCTCAAAGCCAAGGCAAATCCATAGTCACAACAGTCTTAAGATACTCTTTACGAGTAAAGAGCTGCTTAGGCTGTTCGCCCATGATCTCCCGATACTTCTGTTTGAAGAGAGGTGCCCACTGGTTCCAAGCCTCATCCCCATGTAGTGACAGTTCAAGAAACGTTTGTTCGACATTACACATTGTGATGTCTCTCAATAGCTTTTTGTTCTTACACCAATAGGAGATGAAAAGAATGGAATCAAGCTCTTGTGGTCCCACATACTCACCAAGTATGTTCTCAAAGCGAAATGAACGCTTCAGAAAACTAATCTCGGAGAGAGGACGGGTTGCAAGTGTAC